GGTAGGTGAAGTCGTTTGCGATGATGAAGTCATAACCACCAAGCGGCACTAGTGCTACATACAAAGACACAAGGAGGATAACCTCAGTTGTCCAGAACTTCCAAAATGTTAGGTCTAGTTTCATCCTGCGTCTCCTCCAAAGAACTCAATGAACCGTTGTGTATCCCAGAGGTGCTCATCAAGCCACACCTGATCGATATCATTACCCTCAAGGTACTCAGTGACGTCGTCTGTCTCACTACGGGCAAAGAACTGCATCAAGTCCTCTGTACTTGTGAAGACTAGGAACTTCTCTGGCGTTGTGAAGATACTGATAAGGATGGGTAGTTCAACCTCAAAGCCATTAGACAGGAAGAACACTGTAGTCCGTACACCAAAGCTCTGGCCCACGATGAGCAAACTAATGTCTGGTATGTTGTCCGTATCCGCCTGCTCGATGTACATATTGTGGAACCCTAGTACCCCCAGTACAATGTACTCCTTAGCCCCCAGGAACCCAATGGCACAAGCACTGAGGCAAGTGTAACCCCGTGGGACCACAGCCGTCACGTCGTGGTTGCTAAGTACCTCCGCTATGTTGAAACCCTCTAGGGCGAGGCCACCCCCTGAGACCATCCCAACCTTCTTGATGGCAGGATTGGCCAGTAGGATGTCATCTAACCGTTGTGCAGTGCCTTGAATGATGTCTCCTGTCAACAAGACTACGTCTTCCTCAGGTAAGTTGACCACCCTGAGCTCCTCTGCGTAGAGGGGGGCCGCTAACAGCAAGACCCCCACTAGAATACTCTTAATCATTTGTGTATCTCCTTTAGTGTCTCGTTAGCCCACTTGAGGTACTGTTCAGCTTTCGCCATGTCCTCCGTGGGGTTTCCTTTATAGAAGGCTCGGTGGTTATACTTCATTACGTTACCTCGGCAGTACGCCACGAAGCCTTCTTTACCTAAAATCTGTTTGATATATTCAATACACTCGATACCGTCTGCATGGTTGTAGTGATAAGGTTTGTCTACGCTATTGAACTCAGTACTCATTTGGCACTCCCCACATTGTCCATCGTCGTCTATTAAGTTGTCACAAACATCACAGTATTCTCCTAAGCTCCATTTAGCCATTATATCTTCTCCGCGTAAAAGACTCGAACCCACTGCTCACAGATACCTGACCGTACAATGTCGTCAAGTGTAAACTCAACGATAGGAATAGGTAGCATGTGTTTCTTAGCTAGGTGAGTAATCTTTGTGAGTCCGTCACCTTCCTTCAGGTCTGTCTGTTGAATGTCCCCGTTAAGTACGATCGTACTTCCTTCACCTACTCGTGTGAGTAGCATCTTCAGTTCGTGTGTAGTGATGTTCTGGGCTTCGTCACAGATGATAAAGGCATTATCAAAACTACGACCACGCATAAGTGCTAGTGGAGCCATCTCGATATTGCCGTTCTTGATCCCAGTCTCTACCGCACCCTTACCCAGATGCTTTGTGAGGACGTCTAGCACTGGTAGCGCCCAAGGGGCGACCTTCTCACCTAGGTCCCCTGGGAGGATGCCAATGTCTTTACCTACTGAGATCATAGGACGAGTAATAACGATCTTATCAATGTTATTGAGGGTATACTGATCAGCTGCAAGGGTAGTAGTTACGTAAGTCTTACCTGTTCCAGCCGGACCAAACACGATAACCTGAGGTGATTTCCCGATAGCCTCGATCAACTTACCCTGATTCTCAGTCTTAGGTAAGATACCGGAAGTAGGTTTGGAGCGAGCCCCTTTATAGGTTGTCTCACGCTTAGTTCGTGCTTTTGGTTTAGGCTTCTGTTGCATACTGTACTCCTATTAATGAAAAAGGGAAGAGCCTCTCGGTTCCTCCCTTAAGTGTACCACACTTTGTTGTGCCTTGTCAAGGCTATCCTAGTTGTAATACTCGTTTACTAGGTTGTCTAAGTCTTCCTGCGCTTCCTGTGCCCAGCAAAACTCAACGGCTGTCTCTACGTGTTGTAGGATAACCCAGAGTTGCTCTTTGTTCATGTCAGACATACAGTAGCCAGCTATACCACTGATTATGTAGTCAAAGTCACTAGGTTCAAAGAGAGTGTCTTTACTCATTGGGTTATCCTTTTGTTTAGTTATTCACACTGCCGTAGGCCAGTAGCTGGGTCGTAGTAGCAAGCACCACCAGCGGCCTCGTCCACGTAGTCACCGTTGTCCTTCTCTTCAGCTACGTCTACAACATCCTCAGAAGAAGATGCGTTGAGGATACCGTATCGCTTACCTGCTGCACGGAAGGTTGTACAACCAGATGCACCACCATCATAGGCAGACATGTAGACGCCCTTGAACTCTTCCCAAGTAACATCTTCTCCTACGTTGCACGTCTTAGAGCAAGCAGAGTCCACATACTGTGATGCCAAGTTAAGGACACGTACGTGAGCCATGACTGGTAGGTCATCAGCCTTGCGACCCTCAACACCGAATACACGGTAGCCGTAGTCCTCTACACGTTCTACCCGTGGTCCATCGTAGGTCTGGATGGTACGGTCGAAGCCGTAGGAGAACACAGGCTCAATACCGGAGGACACGTTGTCAGCAGAAAGGCTGATAGTACCTGTTGGTGCTACACTGAGCAAGTGGCTGTTACGGATACCGTGGCTACGGATCAAATCACGGAGGTCGTCTGGTAGTGTCATGGCGAAGCCACTGTCGAGGAACTCCTCACGGTACAGTGGGAACGGACCCTTCTCAATAGCCAGGCTTACAGAGGAATGATAGCAGGTGTCACGGATGACAGTCATGATCTTCTCAAGGGTGTCAAGGAACCGCTCAGAGCCATACTCATGGCCCAGCGCCTCGATAGCATTTGCTACACCAGTAACACCAAGACCCATACGACGTTTGGACTTAGCCTCCAACTCTTGTGCTGGTAGTGGGTAGATAGCCCGATCGACTACGTTGTCCATAGCCCGTACTACAGCAGGGATGTCGTGTTTTAGTTTCTCGTAGTTGAACCTACGAACACCTTCGTCATCAGTCTCGATGTACTTAACTAAGTTGAAACTACCTAGTAGGCAGGCTCCGTTTGGTGGCAGTGGTTGTTCCCCACATGGGTTGGTAGCAGCAATAGTCTCACAGTACCAGAGGTTGTTCTTCTGGTTGATACGATCGATGAACAGGATGCCTGGTTCAGCCCAGTCCCATGTACTGCGTAGGATGTCGTCCCACAAAGCACGAGCATTGATTGTATCGTATACACGGCCATCAAATACTAGATCGAATGTACCGTCCTCTTTGACTGCTTCCATGAACTTATCTGTGACACCAACAGACAGGTTGAACTGTGTCAGTGTATCGGAGTTGTTCTTGACTCGGATGAACTCAGCAATGTCTGGGTGGTCTACCCGCAGGACACCCATCTGAGCGCCCCTACGGTGGCCAGCAGAGGAGATTGTCTTGCACACTGCGTCGAAGATACCCATGAAGCTCAGAGGGCCACTCGAGCGGCTCTCAAGGCCCTTGATGAGTGCACCACTGGGGCGTAGTGTAGAGAAGTCGTACCCGATACCACCACCCAACTGCATAGTCTTAGCAGCCTCCTGAGCAGCAAGCATAATGCCTTCCATTGAGTCAGGGATTGTCATACTGACGAAGCAATTATACGGAGTGACTCGACGGGGTGCGCCCATAGCTGACTGTACACGACCTGCTGGCATGAAGCGCATATCGTAGAGAACCTCACGGAAATCATTGAAGTGGCCCTCGTCGTCCTTCAGAGAGTTAGCTACACGGGTCATAGCAGCGCGGAAGCTCTCTCCCTTAGAGCGGTACTTCATCTGGTGAATCTCTTCACTGATGCCGATCGAGGGTCCGTAGTTATGTTCTGGTAGGGAGTTCTTAATCATCGATTATCACCATTTCCGCCAAGGACGCCTCGCGCCTCTCGGTCATCTAGTTTCATTACATTCTTTTCAATCACAGCGGCAAGGTCACCGCCGAAGTAGTTAGCAAGGGCAGTAGCATAGAAAACTACGTCCCCTAGTTCTTTGATGATGTCCTCAGGGGAGAACCTTGTCTTGTCTCGTAGTAGTTTCTTAACCTTCTCGGCTACCTCACCGGCCTCCCCGACAAGACCTAGGGTATTCTCGATGAGGCGTGTCTCACCTTCGGTCATTATCTTATTCTCTACCCACTCGCTGTACTCAACTGTATTCAATCTAAACTCTCCACTTCCATTTCCTTAATCTTAACTTCGTCTAAGTCGTACATAGCGTTTCGTACCATTTCAGACACTGACTCGGTACGGTCTGAGATACTAGCGTCCCAGTAGAAGGTGCTATCGTCCACCTTGATGCGTAAAGTCACTTCGAACTCCATCGCTAATCTCCTTCTGTAATATTAAAGATTGCAGTTATACCATGCAGGTGTTGTCCTGTCAAGAGAAAAGAGGTGATCATAAATCACCCCTCAGTCGACACTCTATCTCAGCTTCCATACTCCCTTCGCAGCGTCTCAAGGCTGACAAATGATGGCTCGTATACACCACCGGAAACACATCGCTTGACGATAACACCCTTCCACCAGTCGCCGTTTGCTTGACCAGCCCAATCTTCCGCAGCACCCTTGAAACAGCCCGCGACCAGACCGATAGCGCCACCAGCACCTGCACCATCTTTAAAATACATATCACGCTTATGACTGTGGCCAACAGTGCAAGACCTGTAGCGATTTTGTATAAGCCCATAAGCGTGGTGAGTGCCAGAGATAGCGCGACCAAAGTTACCAGCGCCCACAAAATGAGCGTAGTCCACGCCATCGTAATTATGGATTTTGGGGGCTCCGTGATTATATTCGTGGTACTCGTCGAACCACTTGTTCGTCTGAAGATGCTTAAAACTAATCCCATACTTCTTACCCTCCAGTCTTGGGTCAAAGCTAATCGCTGTCTTGATGCGATGCTCGTGGTTTCCTTCGAACCCAAACCAAGCTGGTTTCTTACGCTTGTTAGACTTGAAGTAATGACGTAGGCGTTCCTGTGAGTCGTTGTAGTGGTTGATGTCCCGCTCGTAGGACTGACTCACAATAGCCTCAGGCTTGCGTGTATCGTAGCTGTTAAG